AGACAGGGCCCAGTTCAGGAATTTCAGTTCCGGCAGGCCCGGCTTCAGATGGCTGATGGGCCACGAATAGCCCGGCTTACGGTGGAACTGGAGGAACGTGCAGGGCCACCCATTCAGGTCAGCGTAGAACGGGATCGGCCAACGGGTGCGGGTGAACAGGCTGTTGGGAAGGCCAGTCTCGTCGGGTTCCTCTAAGGCAATGTCCTTCGGAACATTGAGGGGATAGTCAACTCCTTCGGCAACGACCAGATAGCAATTCTGGCCGAGAGAGTCGAACATCTCCGCAAACTCTTTCGGGCTCCCCTTGAGGTTGTGCCCGAATCCAGTCTTGCTGTAAATCTTCCAGTAGACGATCAAATCATTGGTCTTGCCGTTCTTCTTCCGCATCTTGTAGCCACGGTCTTCTTCCTCTGTCCGGGCGACGTAACTTTCAAGGTGCCCCTTGAGTTCGTCCTTGGACAGACCGTACTTCGATGCAACCTCGGCAAGCGGGTGAACGCATCGGCGGGCCACCCACCGAATGTCTTCCTGCTCGTCTGCGTCCGGGTCAAAGAGGATGTTGTCACAGGAGTCAAAGAACGAACCGATCATGCCGACCGGGGCTTCGTTCTCCCCGCCCAGTTCGATCATTTCAGTCCACCAGACCCCCAGCCCCTTCAGGATTGCCTCGTCCACAACCTTGCGGGAATGTTCCCTCAAGCACAATTCGTTGGGGGTGTAGTTCAGGTAGGTCTCCATCAGACCGCTGACCGTCTGCCGCATCTCCTCGATCATGCCGACTTGCTGGCTAATCTGCATGAACTGTTGGATACGGGGGTCTGGCATAACCATCCCCGTCATCGGGTCTGGAACGCTGGACATAGCCGGGTCAATGCCAAGAGCCGATGGCGGAACCGTGGGGAACTTCTTGGGGGTCACCGTCCGCACCGGGTTGCGGGAATAGATGACTGAGCCCAGCAACTTCACGGCCTCAAACGCACGATTGATAGTCATGCGAAACGAGGGCGGGCCGATCTTGGAATACTTGTGCCCGTCCTTGGGCTGCCAAAACCAATCGCCGCCACCGTCGAAGAAGTTCATCGACTCGCGGGCATCTTCCGTGAAAGGACGCTTGTGCTTCTCGGCCTGCTTGAGTTTGGACAGCCACCCCGTAGACACAGAGCGCAGGGCATCCTGCATCTGCTTCTCGGTGTAAGCCTCTACGGGCGGTTCCTCAAACATTGAGGGGTCGCCGCCAGCCAGAGGAAGGTCAGGGGAAAGGGCTTCGTCCATTTCTCACCGATACCGTTTGCAAGCGAACCACTTGCCGTTAGAGCCTTGAGCCACCCCCTGATCGGCAACGGGCCGACCACTATTGGAGTAGCAGCAATTCCGCAGAGCCTGCTCCGGGGTCGAACCCATGCCCACACCCTCGTAGGCATAAGGATTCCCGCCGGGATGACGCAGCCGCCCCTCGCGGGCCAGAAGACTCGCCACCCCCTGAGCCGTTGCGGTGGTCGCCTGAACGATCCGCTGGCCGGGGAAGTAGCACTGGCCGTTGCGGCAGTCCTGAGCGTGAGCCACCGTCAAAGTGAAAAACGTCGCGAAAGCACAAAGAGCGGTCTTCATCATGCAGCCTCCGTTTTCTTCTGGGTTTTTGCAGCCTCCAACTTCGCCTTGGTCATCATGCTCTTGAGTTCCTTGAGCATGGCCGTGGACGGGTGGTAGTCCCACGATCCCCATTGCTGCCAGTTTTGAGCCATCTCGGACTCCTTCCAGAAAGGATCGTCCTTATGCCTCACCGACTTCTTCTCAACGAAGCCAGCGGTCTGAGAGAAAGCCAGAATCGAGATTGATTCCCGCCCCGGCTTTTCAACCACCCAGCCCATCACAGCGGGGCCAGATGTATTGAATGGATCGTCGTACCAAAGAACAAGATCACCGATGCCCACCTCGGGCATTGTGTAGTTAGCCATTTGAGCCTCCATCAAAGGGATGGCATTAGGCTAACGTCCATCAGAAACCGGGCAACACCCGCTAGGCGTAATAGACTTCGGATGTATAAGAAGCGGGTGCTAGATACACCACCCCACCCTGATTCTTCTGCTTATCCCGCTTGGCTTTCCACTCCCACCACCATGGTTTTTCTGTCAGTGCCATGGGCTTGTGGTACTTGGGCTCATAGGCCATCAGGTATCGCAGGCAGTCCACCAGATGGAATTCCCCTCGCTTGTTGGGCTCGTCAGTCACAATGGTCTGACCGCCAACATTGACTGCCTTCTTTTTGTACCGCTTCAGTTCCCGCTCCAGATTGGGGCAAGACCCCCGGAGAACCCGCAGGAACGGGGTGCCGCCGGGCCGGATGTGCATGGCCGACCGGACACTGGAAAGACCGGCCTGAATGTCATCGCAGCCCGGAACGAACGAATGCCCCGTTGCTCGGGAGCCCACGTTCAGTTCCGCCAGCCGCTCGGTGTACTGGTCTTGGGCCGACCGGCCTGAACCAATGTCGGTCAGGCGGGCACCGTGAGCGTCGATCAGGAAGGCGTAAAACTCCTGCCCCTGTACCTTCTCCTTGAACTTATCCCCGAAAAGAACGGCATTGCAGTTGCGGATATACAGTTCGTCGTACAGGACGCAGTATTCCCCGGAAGGTGGGACAGCCCCGAATAAAACCGCCGTAATTGCATGGCCGGGGTCGATGGACGCAAACCGGCACCAATCCGCTGGAATCACCTCCTCGGGCAATTCCTTCCTGTCCATGCCGTGGACACCCATGCTGAAATTGGGATAGACCAAGAGCGAGTCAAACGTGAATTCGCCCTCGGCTCTCATCCGAAGGTTGTCCTCGCCCAGAGCGGCCCACCGCTCCAGCATCACCTTCTTCTCGGCTTCATCTATGAAGGGGTTGTCCAAGAACCGGAAGGTAAATTTCTTGATATGTTCCAGCCCCTGATCCGCTGCTTTGTCGGCTCGATCCGCTAGGGTAAGCAAAGCGTCCGAACGGCTATGGGGCATGGCTGACCAAATCATGCGACCGCGACGGTCAGCCAATCGTGCCTGCATTTCAGGCACCCAGTTCTCATTTGAGATGTCCTCATCGAAAACGCAAAGATCGAGTTGAAAACCTTGAGGCGGGTCGCCTTCCGATGAGAAGAAGTACAGAGTCCACCCATTCACCAGTTCGCAAGTCTGGATGTAGTTGGCACTCTTTAGTACCCAACTGGTGTTCTTAATCATTCGGGGCGGAATCAACGGCGGGGCTGGCTTGGCTTCCAACTTCCGGTGTTTGTCGTTGATGGGGTGGTAGGCCCGCCATGCCCCTGTGACTTCATCTTTAATGATCTTGAAAGCCCCGGCCTTAAAAAGGTAGGGGAAAATTGTCATTCCGATGTGCCGCCACCCGGCCCCGATAATGGCTAAATTCCCGTTCTCCTTGGGGTATTTGCCTGCGATGGGATGGGTGCCGGTTACCGCCCAAGCCACCTCCATCATCACCGAGATGCTCTTGCCGCTTCGGTTGCCGCCCAGCACCAAAATTTCGTGGGCCATGCACTCATGGACTGGTTTCTGGTACTCATTGGGAACGTAGAGTTTCAGGGGCTCTAACTGCCGGGCTGCCCGTTCCCTTTGTAGGGAAAGCAGTTCTTCCCGAGAGTGCTGGCTAATCTGGCCGAGAATGTCCTGCTCGTCCATGAATTAGCCCTTCTGGGTCATGGCATGGGCGGCGGCTAGGTCTTCGGGAGACAGGGTATTACCCATTGACATTAGGCCCAGAGCGGGGATTGAGTCCGCATCCTGATGGTCTTTGATGTATGTCAAGTTCTTGTGGGTAGCCACCACGTTCTCCAGCCGCTGACTGAGGGCTGCCTCGATTTCCTCGTCGCTCATCAGGGAGACAGGCTTGGAAGTGCCGCCGGTCTCGGCAGTCTTCACCACCAATCGCATAATCATTTCAAGGATGGAGGTGCGGATTCGGCCACCGGGAGGGGCGGCGTAATACTGTTGGGCCATGGTCGAGGCCAGCCCCTGAGAACCTCCAAACAGGGACATGATGCTTTCCAGCATCTCGGAGGTGTGAGGGATATTGGAGCCGCCGTCTTTGCTCTTTTTGACAAAGGCAGAAACTGACCGCCGCTCCATCCGCTCCAGTTTTCGCTTGTCCCGCTGGGCCTTATGGCAGCCTTTGCAGATGACCTGAAAGGTGTGCTGAGTGCCGGGAACTCGCGGCCAATACTTGGGAGTTAACGGTCGAATCTGACCGCAGGCTTCACAGACCCGAGACTGAATTGCTGGGCCATCCGGCTTGCCGTCATCCGGTTCCATTTCATCTATCCAGTTGCAGGGAGTTGACCATTGGATTGGGGCGTAACCCCGAATTCATCATGGACATCTTAGCAAGAGGATTAGCCTTGGACTCTATTTCGCCCGACTGGTGAGCAAGGACATCATCAATTCCCTGCCCATGAAGGTAATCCCCCAACTGGGAAATAACCTCGGAAGGAAGCCTAGCATCCATGAGTTGTCGGATTAGATCACTCATCGGATACACCCCCTCTCCTCAAAGAAATGCCTTCGGCAGAAAGAAAGCCCCTCCCCCCCGGCTTGGGCACCGAAGGGGAGGGGAACCACTGTCAGTTGGACTGTCAGTTGGAGTAGACCGACTTCACGACGGCTTCGGCTTCAGCCTCATGCTCCGCGTTGGCAGCCTTCTTGGAGAACCGACCGGCCCGACGCTCGGCCTTGGCTTCGGCCACCGTGGCACGATACGCCTTCCGGGCATCCTTCCGGGCAGCATGGACACCGATGGGGGCACCACCGGCACCGGGGCCACCGACCGTGACCTTCTCGACAACAGTAACGTCGCCGGGGCCATCAACTTCGACGGTCTCCTTGACCTCGACGCCGGGGCTCACGACCACATCCTGCTCGACCACGACCGAAGGCTTGGCAACCTTGGGGGTGCCGCCGTGCGAGCCATTCCCGGCCTCCACCGCACCAGCGGCAGCACAACCGAGAAGGAAAGAACCAAACAGAATGCCGTACTTCATGGGAAAGTCCTTATCAAAGGGGGTTAAGGGAACACTCGATAGCGATTAGTTCCGCCTTTTTCTTTTCGTAAGCGGCGGATGCTTCTTCGGGGGTGGCGAAGTTTCCAAGGGACTTTCGCTTGCCGCCCTGCATTTGAATCCTTGCTTGATATGGCCTGCTAATGCACCTTGGATTTAACGTGACTCCTGCCGGTAGGTTTCTCTTGTTTGGCTTTTGGCTGTTCAGACCCTGAAGCCTTGGGTTAGCCAGACGAAGATTCTCTAGGCGATTGTCCAGTGGATTGCGGTTGATATGGTCTATCTGAATTGGGTACTGCGGGAGCGTTCGCCCGGAAAGCCGCCATAGCATTCGGTGCATAGATTCGTGAACCACTCGCCCGTCAACTCGCTTTGCGTGAGTCCAATATCCGTTCACCTTATGCCAAGAGAGTTTTTCAATCTCGGCACGAAAACACTCGTCAACGATGTATGTCACTGAAACACCTCCGTCCAGTAGGGTCGCCCACCAGACGAGTACGCCAAGCCAACCCCGATCTGTTCGTGGCTAGGGTTCAGCATATTCCTGCGGTGACCCCTAGAATTTAACCATGCTTGATTCACCGCGAAAGCATTTGGCTGACCGTATGCAACATTTTCTGCGTAGCCCATCCGGCTATGGTGCATCCTCGTCCTCGCCTGAACCGCTGACCACTTCTCCGCATCCGCCATCATCTTCGGGTTGGGCTTCAGGGTGCTGAGACCCCTCTTGGCCCTCTCCTGATTGACCAGCGTGATGACTTGCATCTCGGGAGTCTTCAAGGTTGGCTTCTTCTTCGTCGGACAGGGGGCAGGACAGCACACCACCGGGGTCAGCACAGGGACACTGGCTGGGGCCATTGCCAAGACAATCAGTAGCAGGCCAAAGAACGTCTGACTGCGGCTCATTCTTTTGTTCCCCGCTTTTCGTCACCATAGACAATAGCGAACACAAGGTCTCGACAAATCGAAGAAGCATTCTTGGCCCCTTGGTGATCTAGGTCGTTGCGCAACTGCATCAACTTCACAACCGTTTCAATCTCAAAGTCTTTCTTGGGGGCTGCGGATACGAGGCTGGTAATCCACATGGCCGTCACCTTGGCAATCACCGGGGCAGCCAGAAGAAGGATTCCAATGGCGATAATTGCGTTTTGCTGGGTAAAAAGGCTGTTCATCGCACGGGCTCCATTTGGGCAAATTGGTCGAGTCGGTCTGACTGCCACTCCACGAAGGTCTTGAGTTTCTCCATGTCCGGGTAGGCGGGATCGTGCTTCTCAACCACCTTCACCAACTGCCGGACGTATCTCTCCATTTCGCGGGCATGGTCATATGTCTCTCTGCGTTTAACACCGAGACCCAACTGCCTGTGTGCTAAGGTGCCGTGGATGTATGCGTTGTGTTCGTCCAGCAAATAGATGGGGCTCTTGTTCCAATCTTTCCGTTGCTGGACTAGGTAGAGGTCGAAAATCCTGCCCCGCTCGGCCTTGGGGATGGAGTTGGCGACCTGTTCGATGGTGACCTTGGGGTGCTTGAGGACGATCCCCTTGCCGTCCAAGAGGTAGATGCCGTGCTTGACCGTGCTGGCGTGGAGCCGATTGCTGACCCCGTGGGTTAACTCATGGACATGGGTAACGAGGTCATCCGGCTCGTTTGGGTCTGCGAAGTAGTCGGGATTCCCAACCCGGTGGTACAGGTCGGTCAGCACCGGAATGGCCTTGGGCGTGACCTTCTTAATGGGAGGGCACACCCCGGTAGCCAGTTCCAACTTCGGCTTTGCCAAGACACTGACCGGCGTGATAGAAACCGGAGCCGGGTCAGGCATCCTTACCTGAGTCGGGACTTGGACGGGCAGCGGCTGCCTTTGGGGTTCTCTCCACCAAAACGCAGCCGCCGCCCATAGGGCCAAGGTGACAAACCTGATGCTGTTAAGGCATGGGTTCATCATTTCCTTGGCCCCAATTCCTTGGTGCCAGACTAGGCAGCCGAATGGCCGTACACCGTGTTGACCAACGTGCGAACCTTGCCGTTAGCCGGGGCCGTAATCACGACACCGATGGCATTAGCGGCAGTCCCCGTCGCAGCGGCACCAGCCGTCGCCGTCACCAAGGCCCCCGGAGCCAAGGTCGCTGCGGTGTTGATCGCAGTCGGCCCGGACACCACAACCCAGCAAACGTCGTTGTTGGCAACGCCGGTCGCCGGGAGATACTCGTCAACCACACCGAGAGGAGCATCGGTGGCAGCCGCAGCCGCACCGTCCACCTCATCGAGGATGGCAGCCTTCTTGAACTTCACCACCGCACCGGGAAGAAGTGGGGCACCGCTGGTATTGCGGACAGCCACACAGGTCACAGAGCGGTTGCTGAGAAACACCCCAGCGTTGACCGTCCGGGGGTCAGAGTCCGTGAACACCTTCACAGTGCCAGTCACCGACTTGCCCTGTTCCGGCTCTTTCACACCAAGGGTCTGTCCACGGGCGAAGCCGGGATCGGAATTGAGAATGCTCATGGGTTAGGTCTTTCCTTCTGGGATTAGGGTTAGGCAATGGCCTGCAACTTAAAGAAGTTTCTTGGACTCTTAAACTTAAGGTTTGCCAAGACGGATACGACATACCTATATGCCTGTGTATCCTCGTTATAGAAGGGGCCTTCGCTGGTCAGAAGGCTACCCTCCATGCAACGAAGTTCCATGTTCTGGATCGACAGGCCATATCCACAACCGGCAGGCACAGCATATTCCGTGCTGATTTCCACGCCGTCCTGTTCAAATACATCATTAAAT